GTTTGAGTGTCGAGTAAACGACGCCGCGATATAACCCTCGCGGCTGCTTCACACAGAAGAGTTCGAAGAACATGTTGTAAAGACACTTTAATTATTGTAGTACAGTTTAAACTTCGGTTCAAATGGAAAACTTGAAACCGCGGACGACGACGGACAGACGGACTGACGACGACGGACTGACTGACTGACTGTTGTAGACGACAGTATATTCGGACATTATTGTATTAAAGTTTGGTAGGACATTGCCAGGTGTCTATCAGAGATCGTGCAGGGCCATGCTGATGATCAAAGGATCGTCAAGCACGGCGCCTACAGCAAACTGCTGATAGACATTTTTACATGTTGCATCGAGCTGTGAAGCGCTCAAGTGGTAGTGTCGGTCAAAATAGCAGTCGACATCTGTTGTAGAGGGTACAACAGTAGAGCTATAATTGATTTTCCAGGGGTTCGAGAATTCGGTGATCACCTCACCTTCTCCGACCTCCCGGATGATTGCGTTACCTGCAGCAACCAACACTGGATCCCAGCAAAAGCTCAAAAGAGCTGCTGAGATCCCTCTCATCCAGGCCTTCCACTCCCTTGGTGGCCTGTCGGTGGTATCGTGTAAGATACGTGCTAGTATCTTACCAGTTTTCGGAACGAGGATGTACGAACCCCTACAGGGCATAAACCGTCCTGAGCAGAATTCTGCATCCTCGGGGTCGTAAGTGACAAGGACTTTGACTTCCATACCAAGTTGGAAGTAGCTCTCCTTGATGCCACTTGCACCCCCCATCCGTTCAACTTCGCTATCAAGTGTGACAGTCACGCTGTCATCACCACACACGATTGAAACCCACCTCCGTTTGGGGCCGTGTATGTGCAGTTTGAGGGCCATGTTGACTCCTGTGTCACCAGCAGAAGTGTCAGGCCATCCAGACTGCATTGAAGGCTTCTTTAGGACGTGCTTTGTCCTTAATTTGCTCCTTCCGTAAGATTTCTTCCTTTTGAGCGCCTTTCGAATGTGATGTGGCAGTTTCTCCTTGTACAACAGGTCCAGGAACGCGAACGGTCCCTCTCCCATGTGCATGTCGAAACGACTCTGATCATCCTCGATGACCACCAGCTTCTCGCCTGGTAGTCGGACGGACTCAATCATATCGAGACACCGACCAAACGCTTTCCCGATTCCGGCGTTGGTCATGCCGCACGTGTAGACAAAATGTCTACCAGCAGCAATATCGTGACTGTCAAATGATTTAGGATAGAAGTGTCTCTTGAGGTTCTTCGCGAATTTTCGTACATAGGGTCCCGCCTTGAGAGTCAACTCAGGCGGGGGCGCCTGTATGTACCTTGGATCTTTCAATCCCTCCACGTCTGCGCTGATTCCCCCGGAGACTGCTGTGAGGTCGTCGTGCACGACCTTATTAGCTTTCTCACGTTTTATGAAACCAGACGCCTCAAAATTCACTCCAGGCTTGTTAGAGGTCTTGGGCTCCCTCATTTCAGCTTTCATCTCTCGGAAGATGC